CACATATGAAACCTGGAGCACTCAAAAGACAGGTAAAACAAAATGTAGCACAAGTTTATTCACCCACTAATGTTGGGAAACACTTAAAAAGAGATTTAGTTTTTGGTTTAAATAAAGGTAGAGCAGGTAAAGTTGGATTTAGTAAAACTGGAAAAGTGCAGACTGGTACACAAATTAGATTGTTTGCAGGAAAGATGGCACAAAGAAAAAGAAAAGTTGTTAAAGGAAAAGTAACTGATGATTTTGTAGATGCACAAAAAGCCATAAACTTTGTGTATCAAGAACTTTTTCATGATATGGGTAGAGCCTTACAGGCTGATAATTTTTTCTCAGCAATACATAATACAGGCATTAACCCTAAGACAGGTGCTCCTAATACTAGTATTTTTACAGGTACAGATACCAAACCCCAACCTAACTTAACAGCACATGGCCAGAGGGGTAAGAGTGGATTCCAAACAACAGTTGCTCAAGTAGGATTAGCAGAGGGTATTGATTCTACAATGACAAATGTTAGGGACGATTTACAAGAAGCCTATTATTCTGATATTACTGATGGAAAATTTGCAAGTAAAGAATCAAAAGAATTAGCAAAAGCAAGTAAAACGACTACTGATGAATTTTATAATACATTAAAGAGAAAGTATAAATTTGACCAAGTATTAGACTATAGTTTTAATCCACCAATTTTAAAGAAAGGACTTGTAATAGAATGTGAGTTAAGTGACCCAGTCGGTAACAAAGAAATGAGAGAGTTTGATAAAGATGGACTCAGAACAGAATTAAAAAATATTGAAACAGCACTACTTGACGAATTTAAGAAACAATTTGGAGCAAAGTCTGAAAAGTTTAGAAAAATGAAAGGGTCTCCTAGTTTTGAACAAGCACAAATAAGACTTGGTAACAGAGCAATAATCTTAGGACTATTAGGGAAGATAAAAGGAAAACCTGACTTAAGATTAAAGGTTAATAAAAAACTTTTACAAGAAGCAAATAAAACTAAGTCAAAAAAGAAAAGTTCAAGTAAAATTGATAAGAAAGGTAAAACAAAGAAAAGAAGAACTAGAAACCAGGCAGCAACAGCAATAGCAGTTGGCAAAGGATTAGCAAGTGCAAGAGGTAAAGGAAAAGTTGATGCAGCCGCAGGAAGTAATCCTCTAGCATTAAAGAATTTACTAAATGAAGTGTTACCACAAGAGGTAGCAAAAAGAATGCAATCTCCAGCACTTAATTATAGAACTGGTAGATTTGCAAACTCAGTTAGAGTAGACGACGTAGCAATGGGGCCAAGAGGGGGATTGCAAGGTATAGAATACACTTATCGTTTAAATCCATACGAAACTTTTGAACCTGGTAATAAACAAGGAAGTGTACAAAGAGACCCAAGAAAACTGATTGGAGGCACTATAAGAGAAATAGCACAAGGTATGTTAGGAACTAAATTCGTACCAACTAGGAGAGTATAATGGACGCAACACAAGCAAGAAAATATTCGACGCGTAGGCGAGCCATTGTACAAGCAGTAGCAGATGCAGTACAACAAATTAATGGTGCGGCTCCTTTCAGAACTTCAGTTCAAAATATAGAACCTAGATTGAAGTTTTGGGACGAAGTAACAGATTTTCCTGCAATCCATATAGGAGCAGGAGCAGAAACAAGAGAATACGAAGGCGGAGGCTTTCGATTCAGATATTTAAGATTAACAGTTCGATGCTATGTACAAGACAATGACGATGTCATTGCAGCATTAGAGGAATTGTTAGAAGATGTAGAAACTGTGTTGGAGGATAATGATCCGCTTACCTACACAGATTCAACAGGAGCGTCTCAGGCTACAGTGAAGACAACTATATTAACTGTAGACACAGACGAAGGTGTATTAGAGCCTCTCGGTGTAGGTGAGATTACAGCAGAGATTCAATACTAGGCATTAGGAGAATAATATGTCATTTTTCTTTAGTAGAGATACCAAAGTATTCATGAAGTTCCATGCAAGTGCAGATGGCACTGACGATGCACTTTATGAAATACCAGTACTTGATGGCTTTTCTTTCAGTCAAGCGACTAATAGTACTGAGGTAACATTAAACGAGGCGGCCGATTCTAGCGGAAATAGTAAAAGAGGTAGAGCAATGTTCAACGATTCTTTTGCACCAGCAGAATGGTCTTTCTCAACATATATGAGACCCTCCGTTTCAGATTCTAGTGATACTTATACTATCGCTAGTGGAGAAGGTTCTCACGCAGGTAACGCAAAGAAATTTGCAGTTGAAGGCCCATTATGGGCAGCCATGAGTGCAACAACATATAACTTAGGAGTAGGTGGAACAGGAGCCCCTACACTGAATACATTTGAGCCAAATAGTTTTAACTTTCAAAACTCAAATAAAGTAGCACTAGGTGTATTTGATTTATTCTTCGTACTCGGAGCAAGTAAAGATACTGATGGTACATATACCTCAGGGTCAGGTGGAGTTATGATTTACAAACTAGAAAGTTGTTCAATCGGCTCTGCTTCTATTGACTTCGATATAGAAGGAATAGCACAAGTAGCATGGTCAGGGAATGGTAAGTTAATTACTGAACAAGCAACATTAAATACAGCCGCAGGTCAAGCAAGTACCAAAGGGCTTATTAATGAAGGTATCAGTTCAACAACCAATTTCATAAGACAAAAATTAACAGACTTAGCAATAGCATATGATGCTTCTGAATCAACTGGTGATACCACAGGTATTGGTAGTTCAGATATAACATATTCATTGACATTAACAGGTGGTAATATTACGATTGAAAATAATCTAACTTACTTAACTCCAGAATCACTGGGAACTGTTAATCAGCCACTAGGTCACGTAATGGGAACAAGGAGTGTTTCAGGTAACTTTACTTGTTACTTAAATGATGTTTCCAACGGTTCAGCAGACTTATTCGAGAATCTCGTAGAGTCAACTGGATTAATTACAAATGCTTTCGCACTAACCTTTGGTATAGGTGGAAGTGGAAATACTCCAAGCGTAGATGTAGCAATACCGAAAGCGCACTTAGAATTACCTTCACATTCTATTGACGATGTCATTGGAATAGAAGTTAACTTCCATGGATTGAGTTCAGACTTATCGTCTGCAACTGCTTCTAGTAGTGCAAACGAAGTGAGTATTACTTACGACGCATAATAATTTAAATTAACTAGGTGGGGGTATTACCCCCACCACACTTAAGAGGATAAAACATTGGAACAAAATAAACAACAACCAGTCTCACTAGCGAGTCTTTTAACTCCTAGTAAAACGGTAAGCGTTGATTATCCTAGTAAACCAGGATTTTCGATAGACTTAACTTATCTCGCAAGAGAAGAGTTACTAAAATTGAGAAATAAATGTGTTTCTCAAAAACTTAACAGGAAGACTAGAGCATTTGAAGAATCTCTAGATGAAGATAAATTTTTAACAGAGTATTGTAAAGCAGTCATTAAGGGGTGGACAGGCTTAAAATATTCCTACCTCGAAGAACTTCTATTGGTGGATATTAGTAAACTCAACCCAGACGATGAATTACCTTGGAGTCAAGAAAACGCAGAAACATTAATGAAAAATGCTGCTGACTTTGACACTTGGTTAACTGAAACTGTTGGTGCTTTGGAGAATTTTACCAAAGTCAAGTAGATAGAATTCTAGTACTACTTGACAGAGAATACACGGAAGGCGCTGTCTCATTAGACGCATATTTAAATATATGTGAACAACGAGGCATCGAACCTGACCCAGAAAATATGCCACCTGAATTTAGTGATTACCCGCACGAAGTTCAAGTGGCATTTTTAGTATATGCACACTTGCCAGATAGGTGGGACGGAATGAGTGGTATGAACTTTGGTAAAGATTTAGCACCTTTAGGAACATTACTAGATATCTATCAAGTTCCCCTAGAGGACAGACCAATTACTTTATTTTTTATAAAACAAATAGAAGTAAGGAAAGTAGAAAAAGATAACAATGAGTCTAAGCGTAGACAAGAGGCAGAGAAACGTAAGAACAAGGCTTCTCAGAGCAATATTCGTAAGAGATAATTAATGGCAAAAGTAAAAGGCGCACAACTAGTACTAGAGATTACCGATGACGGTACTCTTAAAGTAGTAGAACAAAAAGCAAAGAAGGCTGGAAAGGGCATGAAGAACATGGCCGAAAGTGCACACACTGCTGACCGTAGAATCAAGGGAGCAGCACAGGCATCATCAGGGGCTTCTAAAAACTTCTCTAAAATGGCACAAGGCATACAAGGTGGCCTTGTACCTGCTTATGCGACTTTTGCAGCAACAATGTTTGCTGTTGGAGCGGCTTTCAGAGCGTTCCAAAACGCTGCCGACTTCCAAGCATTACAAGCATCACAAGAGGCTTACGCAAATAGTACTGGTGTTATGTTAAAACAGGTAACAGCAGACTTAGCAGCAGCAACACAAGGACAGTTAGACTTACAGAAAGCCGGTGCCTCAGCCGCCATCATGATTGCAAAAGGTTTCAACACTGACCAAATCAATGATGTAGCAGAAGCCTCCGTAGCAGCCGCACAAGCACTTGGTAGGAACTTCGAAGACACATTCAATCGTATCGTTCAAGGTACAACAAAAGCAGAACCAGAACTATTAGACGAACTAGGTATCACACTTAGATTAGAAACTGCTACGCGTAGATATGCTAACGCTATCGGTAAAAGAAGAGATGAACTGACTACTTTTGAAAGGTCACAAGCGGTTTTAAATGAAACATTAAGACAGGCAGCAGAAAACTTTGGAGCAATCCAAGGACAAGTTCCTGTTAACGCTTTCAATAAGTTACAAACAACAGTTACCGACTTAACTATGAGTTTCCAAACTTTCATAGCACCTATTGCAAACTTCTTTGCAAATGTATTCTCAACTAATATTACAGCAGCAGTAGCCGCTATTGGTTTATTCGCTGTATCTATTATTAAACAGGTTATACCTTCACAAGCAGAAATGGTAGCAGGCTTACAAGAATTTTCAAGCAGACATGACCAAGCATATAAAGATGCAACTGCTGACCTTGAAGCATATAATGCAGCCCAAAAGAAACTAAGACAGAGTGAAGCACAAGCAGTTGCAAATGCAAAAAGAACAGGAACAACAACTGCTAAAAGTATGGTAGCGGGTGGAGCACAGAGTCCAATATTACAAAGAGCCGCAACTTCAGGAATCGGTGGGTTATCTGGAACAGACAAAGCAAACTTAAATAAAGCACTAAAATCTGCAGAAGCACAATATAGAAAACATGGTAAGATTGTTCGAGGAATATTCAAAGGAATGGAAATCGACAAAGTCAGAATGTTAGACCAAAGTACAAAGCAGATGGCAGCAAAAAATATGTCTTTCACACAGAAAGCAGGTATGCAATATGACATGATGAAACTTAAGTTTAAGAAAGCAGTAACATCAATGCAAGTTACATGGGGTAAAGGTATGGCTGCTATGGGAAGAGCAGGTATTAAGTTTGGTAATGTAATGAGTAAAGTTATGGGAGCAGCAGGGGTTATCGGTATAGTATTAATGGTTGTACAAATATTAATATCAGCAATAAAAAATCTTGATAATATTATACTTTCTATTATGTCTGGTATAGGAAAATTTGTAGATTTTATAATTGGCATGTTCAAAGGATTAGTACAAAGACTAGCAAAAATAATAGGATATTTCAAAGAGTCAACACCAGCACTTGATGCACTTATAGTTAAATTAGATAATTTTAGTGCAGAAGAAGCCATGACTGAGTTTGGTAACTCAATAGTCGGCCCAGGTTCTGCAATTGGAGATTTTTTACAAGGGTCAAGAGATGCCGAAATAAGGGCGGATAAATTAGAAGACAAACTAACTTCTATGGCAGAAAAAACAGCAACTCTAGCCGAGATGGAAGAAAAAAGAAACGAAATCGCAAAACGAAGAGTAAGAACAGCAGAAAAAGAACTAAAAATATTACTTGATAAGAAAAAGGCAGGAGAAGATGTAGATGAAGGCGATTTATTAGGACTAGAAAGAGATAGCCGCCTACCTGGTGGTTTTAGTTCATTAGAACAAGCACAATTTGAAGGGAATATATTAGGAACATCAGGTATTACAGGAGCATTAAGAGAGTTAAGGGCTGCCGAAGAAAGTGGAAATTTCAGTAGTACACAGTTAGCAAGAATGCAGAATGGTGTACAAAACTTAATGAACGGCTTAATTGATGTTATTCCTGAAATGGAAATATTTAGAGATGTAACTAAAGCAGATGCAGATGCAGTAGATGCTTTTGTTCAATCAAATATTAAGGCTGGACAAGGACTAAAAACACTTACACAAATTTCAGAGGAAGCAGAAAGAAGAAGAGCAGAAGCAACAAAAAGTGTAGGAAATACTTTCTTTGATAAAGAACTCTCAGGAATAAAAAGTTTAGTGAGTGTTATGGACGCAGTTAACAAAAAAGGTGCTGAATTAAGTGATAATGAAGCAGCAACAGTTGCAAAACTTATGGGTATGACAAAAGAGCAAGTTTTAAGTATGGGTCTTACTGAAGTTATTTCTCATGTTCAAGGTATACAAACAATGGTGCAAGGTGAAATAGATAGTGTCCAAACTAGAGCAATGGCACAGTTAGGAACTCAATTAGCAACAGCACGAGTTGGTTCAAGAAAAGATGCAGCCGCAGTAAGAATGAAAGAACTTATAAAAATACAAGATTTTAAAAACAAAGAGGCAGATATACAAGCAAAACTTAATGAACTAAACTATAATCATAGCCTACTAGATGAAACAAAACAAGCAGCAAACACAAAGTTAATTAAACAAGAAGAAGAAAGATTAAAGATTGCTCAAGCACAAACGGAGCAGTTTGAAAAATCAACAGAAACAGCATTTAAACTTCAACAAACCTTTGCAACAGGACTTCAAAAAATGTTTGAAGATATAGCAACAGGGGCTGCTTCAGCAAAAGACGCATTTAAGTCTTTAGCAACATTAATACTACAAGAGTTAGTAAAAATAGCAGCACAAAAAGCCGCTATGGCAGCAATCAATGCAATGGGATTTGGTTTTGCAAACGGTGGTATAATACCACTAGCAATGGGCGGATACACAAAAGGATATCGTTCTGGTGGTGTAGTAAGTCAACCGACTTTCTTAGTAGGAGAGGGCAGATACAATGAAGCAGTTGTACCTCTACCAGATGGAAGAAGTATTCCAGTTGAAATGCATGGTGGTGGAAGTAATGTTGTTGTAAATGTGAATGTAAATGGACAGGGTTCAGCACAAGTATCAGGTAATGGTGGGCCAAACATGGAAGCCATGGGTAAAGCAATAGCAGCACTTGTACAAAAAGAAATGGTAGAACAACAAAGACCAGGCGGAGTATTAAGTCCGTATGGAGGTACTTCATAATGGCAATAGGATTTACAACATCATCAAGTTTTGGTAGTAGGGCAGTAGTACCTGATAAAGGTATGTCCGCACCATACAAACCTAGAGTTCTTGTAGCAAAGTTTGGAGATGGATATGAACAAAGAGTTAGAGATGGAATAAACAATGTTCAAAGAACTTTTACTGTATCTTTCCAAAATCAACCAAAAGCAATCATTGACGACATTGCAGGATACTTCAATAGTCTTGGTGGAGTCGATAACTTTAGTTTCACTATACCTGACTCAAACGAATCAGGTAGCGAAGAAACATTAAAAGTAGTATGCGATACGTGGAGCAAAACTTATTCATACGACGAATTTTATAATTTAACAGCAACACTAAGAGAAGTATTCGAGTCATGAGCAACGTAAATTTACACACTGATTTTCAAACACTAGTACCAAGTTCTGGTGGAGTTACTGACGGAAATGCTTTAATAACAGTATTTGAAGTAGAACTAAAAGATATTGGTGGAGTAGGTGTTGATAAACTTTATTTTCACAATGATTCTACTTCTTCAGGCGGAAATATTCAGTGGTACAGTCTAATCAATGAGACAAATTACGGGTCAACTACATCTTCCGACTATCAACAAGTTTCTTATACTGCCTTTCCAGTCGAAGCCGATGGTTTTGAATATAAAGGAACAGGCTCACTTCCAAGACCCACAATTAAATTCGCAAACATAAATGCATATTGGAATACTTATCTTACTAACTTCGATGGCCTGTTAGGAGCGAAAGTTATTCGTAGAAAAACACTTCGTAAGTATTTAACAACAAATCCACCTGTAGAGTTGAATAGAGAAATTTATTACATAGAAAGAAAAGCATCTGAAAACGGTGTGGAAATTTCATTTGAGTTAGCAAGTGCGTTTGATGTGGAAAAGGTTAAATTACCCCGAAGAACCGTAATCGCTGCCCGTTGTCCATGGAAGTATCAAGATACTGACCAAGGAGGTTGTGATTGGCCAAACGATAACGAGTTTACTATCAATGGAGTGGCCTATATATTATACTTTGATAAAGAGAATACACAAATAACTTTAGATACTACTGATTCATCATATACTGAAAATACTTATAATTACTGGGGATTACAAAATACTCAATCTAATAGAACGACAAGTTTGTATGCAGCCAAGTCTTATGCAGTAGACCAGTATGCAGAATATCAAAGACCAGTAGGAGATTTATTTACAGTAACAAGTATTACAAATAATACAAATGCAACAGTTTATGAATTATCAACTTCAGCACATGGTATAACAGTAGGTGACTATGTAATTGCAAAAGGCACTACTAATTATGACTATAAACAAGTTCCACTTTATGTTACAGCAGTAAGTGGAGCAAATATAACAGTTGAAGATGATAATAGTGCAACTGGTTCTTATACAGCAAGTTCAGGATTTTTACAACTTACAAGGCGCACATTGTTCCGATGTATAGCCGCACACAGTATCGCCACAAGTGATTCAGTAGATGATTTAATCAGACCGACTAATATATCTTACTGGAAACGAGGCGATATCTGTGGTAAGACTTTAGATTCTTGTAAAACAAGATATGGACATAGACCTGAGGTAGGTGGTTCGCTAATAACTGTACAAGCAGCAATAAATACTACTACCGGATTACGACAAGTAGGCTCAGGTTACTCTAGTGCACCTACGGTTACTGTTTCTGGTGGGGGTGGCTCAGGAGCAGCCGTAACAGCAAATCTTTCAGGTGGAACAGTAACAACTTATACAATTACAAATGCTGGAAGTGGATACACGTCTAATCCAACAATAACTGTATCAGGTGGCGGTGGCTCAGGAGCAGTCGCATATGCAAACATTTATAACCCAGTCAATTTACCGAATAGCAATGTATCATTACCATTCGGTGGCTTTCCAGGAGCGGCATTATATTAATGATAGAACCAGTAAAACAAGAAATATTTGAATACATAGGAAGTAAGATACCAGAAGAAGCATGTGGTATTGTAGGTATTCGTAAAGGTAGAATGAAATTTTATCCAACAGAAAATCAAGCATTTGATAAACTAAATGACTTTGTAATCGACCCAAAAGATTATAGAGATATAAATGCAGAATGTGATGTTGTTGGAATAGTACACAGTCACCCACATGGTGATTTAGACCCAAGTCCTTTAGATAGGGCTGCCTGTGATAGATTAGGTATACCTTGGTATATATTTAACACAGAAGAATATATAAAGTTAGACTCCAAGAATGAGATTCTACCATTGATAGGTAGACCATTTGTATTTGGAGCATATGACTGCTATACAATTATAAAAGATTATTTTGATACTATCGGTATACATATTAGAGAGTATCAGTACGAGTGGGAGTTCTGGGAAAGAGGACAAAACCTCTATGTAGAACACTACGAAAAAGAAGGATTTAAGAAAGTAACAGACGGAAGTCTAAAACCAAATGATGTCATATTGATGGCATTAAATAGTGAAATAACAAACCACGCGGGCGTCTATATGGGCAACTTTAAAATGTTACATCATGCACCAAGCAGATTATCTTGCAGAGATAATTACAATGGTATATGGAGAAACATTACAAGAATGGTTGTTAGACATGAGAGTATGATATGAGAAAAGTTTATTTAGAAGGAGTATTAGGGGATAAGTTCGGTCACGAATGGAACCTCGATGTTGCCTCGCCAACAGAGGCGTTGCAGGCAATCGCTGTTCAACGACAGGGCTTTAAACAATATCTCATTGATGCAGCAGACAGTCTAGCATATGAAATTGTTTTTGGAGATAAAGAACTCAAAAAACCTGATGGAGTACAGACTGACTTGGATATCGTACACCCTGTCCCAGTTGGTATGCCTATGCACTTTGTACCTGTCGTAGAGGGGTCAAAAAGTAGAGGACTAGCAATTCTAACAGGTCTGGCACTTATAGCCGTCACGGGTGGTTTTGCTGGTTTTGGAGCCACTGGTTTCTTTGGAGGCACTGGTAATGCATTATCAGCAGGTATGGCACAAAACGCATCAACAATGAAAGCACTAGCAGGAGGAGCGGAACTTGCGGCTACTGCAGGATTCTCAGGAGTAGGATTCTTAGGGAGTATGATGTCAGGTGTGGGTATGATGATGGTTGCAGGACAACTATTACAAATGCTTTCTCCACAACCAGATACAGGAGATGCAGAAGAAAGAGCAGAAAACTATTTATTTAGTGGAGCAGTAAACACAACAAGACAAGGTGGCCCTGTACCTTTAGTATACGGTAGAATATTAACAGGGTCTTCCACTATATCTGCTTCGATATTTACGCAAACAGCAAGGTCAAAAGCAGGTGCTTCATCGAAGAGAAAATTAGTGGGTATCAGCAACTTTAGAACACCAGGTTCTAAATATGGACAAAATACTAATACAGGAAGTTACGGTCGTGGTGGTCGTGGCGGCGGCGGCGGAGGCCGAGGCGGTGGAACTACAGGAGCACAGAATCAAATTGAATAAGAAATTTAAACCAATAATAATCAGAGGTTCCGGTGGAGGTAAAGGCGGAGGCGGAGGCTCGTCTTACGCTGCTGATGATAACTTATTTGCAAGACAAAGTGCAACGTTTATTGATGCCATAGCAGAAGGGCCAATCAAAGGATTAGTGCATGGTGACGCTTCTATTTTTATTGATGAAACAAGACTCAGAGATGTTGATTTAGCAACAGGTAATATTTCAAAAACTGCAAACTTTGATAACTTTGAAGTCGTAACTGCAAATGGATTAGCAAACCAAACACCAGATGGAAGATTCTTTGCAGAGTTTCCTACAGCAGCCATAGTAGAACAAAAGAGTGGAACAGTATTAAAAGATAATGAAGCACAATATTTTACTATTTCTAGTTCACAGTTTGAAAAAAGAAATGCTGATTATCTAAAAGTTACAATCTTTACTAATGCTATGGTGCGATTAGTAAAAACAGGAAAGAAGAAAGGTGACCAACACGAAACAAGTGTAAACTTTACTATTAAATTAAGATATGTAAACAATGCAGGTACTACGAAAACTACAACCATGTTCAATACAGGTTTCAGAGGAAAGTGTACTGCAAAATATGCTCATACTTTTGGTTTCAATATTGAAGATATAAAAGACGACGAAGGCATACTTGACTGGGCGATAGAAGTTACTAGATTGTCAAGTTCTCCAAGTAGTGATGATGACAACCAGGTATCTAACGATATTTTCGTAGAGAGCATTGAAGCATCGATTGCTGACAAACTGGAATACCCTTTTACTGCATATGTTGCTGGAAACATAGACGCAGAAAACTTCAATAGTATCCCCAAGCGTGGATATGAGATTGATGGTAAATTAATATCTGTACCAACAAACTATGTGCCTCCCGAATACGATGGCCTTAAGTTAACTGTCGCAAGCACAACAAGTTTTCAAACGGGAGAATCTATCTCTCAAGCAATCACAGCAAGTGCTCTAGGCGGTACTAGAGATTCAAATACAAAGAAACAAACTGCAACTATAACAATTAATGCTGGACACGGTCTTCCTGTAGGTAATATTGTCCAACTTACGGTAGCAGGAGCATCGGTTAGTAACTATAACGGAACTTTTGATTGTATTGTAACAAGTACAACAAAAATAACATATGAAGTACCACTTGATTCAGAGGCTGCTGACTTAGCAGCAGTATCAGGTACAATTACAGTTTCTGTTGCTAGTATGGTTATTGATAAGATTGTCGGCTCAACTACTATTTATGTTAGAGGAAGAACAAGTACAAGAGATGTACCAGTAACTGGAGGTACTATTACAGGAGCAACTTCTAGTGCAACT